GTCACTAGGGTTTGTACCCTTATAAACAATGACCTCGCCCATACTAGTAACAAATGCGGATAGGTCATCTACCCCGTAACCTGCGTCTAGTGTCCATGTACCCATTGCTTGCAAGAAGCCACCTGAACGGGCAATAGCCCCTAAGGGAAAGTCTAATGCCGCACCACCAATAGACTCTACTGGTAGATACCAAAAGGTCATGGTGTTTTTTTGAACAAAGAACAGCCTGTTTTGGCACATATTGACATTAACAAATACATTGCTGTTTACGCCTGTTATGCCTAAAACTGTGTAAGTTCCGACTACAGTAGCGTTAGCTGTTGGTGCAGTAGCCATTGTGTAGGTAAAGGTAGTAGCACCCGTTACCGTAATGGCATAAGAACCGTTGTAGTTTGCTTCTGTAGCACCGCTAATAGTGACCCTATTACCTGTAACAAGTCCGTGCGCTACAGCGGTAGTCAAGGTAGCCGTTAAGTTTCCTGTACCGCCCCGTGAAATGGTCAAAATGGTCTGTGCGGTTGTTGTGGTAGCCATCTTAGCCCAGCGTGTACCGTCATAAATCATGGCAGCATCTTCACCGTTTACTGCAATTAAAAAATTACCGCCATCGGTAGAAATCATGCAATGCTGGAACTTGCTGTTAGTTAGCCCTGTAAATACGGAAGTTGCTGTAGAAGTTGATGCGTTATAGATAACCCCGTTAGCTACAGCAAAAAGCGTGTTTGTGCCATCTTGATTGGCGTAATTCATTAGGGTTTGAACATTACCCGTAATTCCCGTAGAAGTCTTGGTAAATCCTTTTCTAAGGGTTACATCGCTAGGCGTAGGAAAGAAATTGATTAACTGAACCGCATCCAACGGGTTCATTTCAGCTAATGAATCTCTAGCGTTCCAACCCCCAATAGGGGAAGCTAACGATGCGACTGAAGCTGTAAACTTCTTAGCAACCGCCATAATTAAGACCCGTAGCCAGTATCGGGTATGTTTGCCCAGCCAATAAGCACAGCACTTGGCATAGGTGCAAAAGACAGGGTTGCAGAGCCTTTATCGTTTGCTTTAGCAATGCTCAAATAACGGTTATAATCTTGTTGCAATGCAGTAGTGTCAAACGACTTGATTTGGAAGTATTTAAGTTTTGTAGCCAACACAATAATGGTGTCATCTAATACGGTTGTATCAGTATCAACAGTAAAACTATTCTTTACAGCATCGGCAGCACTTCTCGCCCAGCCTTTAGATCGGTACTCAAAGCCTAAATACTCTAAGGTGTTATATGGTGGCCAAATCTCAAACTTGTTACCAAGAATACGCCAACGAACCCGTGGGCCTGTTGAAATATATCCCGACTTGAGCCATTGCCATTGCTGTGCATCAACTGGGCCAAGCATCTGCCAATGCTTAGTCTTGTCCCAATGGGTGTTATCTGTAATGGTTTCGTAATCAGGTGGTAATGGGTAAATTGTTTGACTGAAGGTAACAGTCTGCCCAATGGATGTTGCTGAAGATAATTGGCTAGTATTTAAACTAGTTGAGGTAAGAACATCTTCAACATAAGTATCTTGGGGTACGGATGTACCGACAATGGAGTAATTCTTATCAAGACCTGCGGTACTTGGAATGTTACTTAACAAATAACTATTTACCAATGTATCGCAGGTCGTGGTTATTGCGTTGGTGTAAAACCTATATTCCAACTCCAATGCTTGCCAATTGTGTTCTTTTACTAGGTCGTACCCAGCACGGTTCATTAACGCAAGAATCTGCTGCACATCTTGGTTTGTGTTCCCTGCTACATAAGTAGGTACGGCTAAGTTAAGTTCAGCGGTGACTTGCTGTACAAGTTCAAGCATTGTTGATGACATATCAGGCTTCCTCTGTGGCTACCGTTTTCTGTTTACGGGGTTTCTTTTCACCAACAGCAGCAAGTATAGTAGCCATTTGCTCTTGCATTAAGGCTAACTTCGCATCTGTTTCTGCTTTTATTTTAGCAGTTTCTAGTTCCTTTTTGGCAAGTTCTTCTTTCAAAGCGTTAATTTCATGCTCACGCTTATCGGTTTCTGCTGAAGTTGTTGCTAGATTTAAAAATGCCTTTGCCTTGTCACGGAACGCATAGGGTGACATTCCTGCAATCATTCCCATTCGTTGTAACTGTTGATCTGAAGCGTTTGCAATAGATTCTACCGTTTGGAACTTAATTGCCCTTAATTCTTCAGCTTGGCTTTTTGATACTAAAGGCCATTCTGCTACAGGCGTTCCTACTAATTCCTCATCGTGCGCTCCTTGTCTATTCATGTAATTAGCCCATTGAATAGGAAAGCGTTGCTTATGGTTTTGTAACGCATAAGTGTCAATTTCGGTTAGGGTATCGCCAGCAACGCAGATTTGTACAAAATCAAAGTCTTTGAAAATTGGTCTGCCAGCGTCTATGGATTCTTGCTCTTGTTGTACGGATTTTTTGTAAAAGCGTACTTGTAGGCGTGAATCTGCTCCTTGTGTATCTGAAGGTAAAGCCATTTTTAATTCTCCTAAGGTATTAGGTTGTTAAAAGGAAAAAGGGGCTACCAATTAAGGTAACCCCCTGTTTTTACTACATTTTGCTATTAAACACTAGCCTTGCTAAACCAGCCATAATCGCCTGATGCCATAGAAGCACCTGACAAGTATGTACCTGCACCCAAAGTTGCTTGGAATGTAGATGCGTTGACTACGCAAGTAGCGGTTGAAGCCGCAATTGCTACACCAGCTTGGGCAAACACATAGCGAAAACCATCTGCGCCAAAAGTTTGCAAGCCGAGTGGGCCAATAGTGGGAATTGCTACACCAGCAGAATTTAGGTTAGTGTAAGCATTTTCACCTAAATCTACGCCAGCAATGGGGAGAGTTGTATATGACATGATAATTTTCCTTTATTTAGTCAGTTGATTAAGTACCGCTCAAAATGCCTTGGAGTGAAGCGTTGGAGCAAGTTAAGTTACCAGCCCAGCCATACAGCTTCACGATTGCATCTTGGTTAATCGATTGACGCTCACCACCAATAGGAACGAAATTACGCTCTTTGTGTGGGCGGAAGAAGATGTAATCGGTGTTCAAGAGGTACATATACAATGCGTTCTCTTGTGCGCCAATACCACCACCTAATACCACATCAGCAGACATACCGCCACCGTAGAACTTGAGGGATGCAAAACCTGCTGCACCTTCGTCTACACCAGCAATACGCTGAATTGCTTGCAAAGAAGCCACATAGCGTGAATACAAAGTGTTACCAGCAATAATAAGGTCAACCTTATCATTACCACGAACAGATTTGATAGCAGCGTCAGTCATAGCAGCTTGAATCAATGCAGCGGAGTTAGCACCAGTTGTTGCTTGGTTACGCCAAAAAGTCCAGTTTGCACGGTTAATACCACCGTATGTGCCTGTGGTTGGGGAAGTGCTGATAGCAGCGGCTAGACCTGTAATGTTCTTACCACCATTGCCTGTTCCGTCACCATACAAGTCACCCGAAATGCGGTTTAACAAGCGGGCTTCAGAAACTTGCATACGACCATCTAACAGGTCAATGATTGCTTCTTTGCTGCTGTTTTGCAACATTTCTAGACCACTCATGGTTACTGAGTCAGCGTACTGAGTAATGCTGAACTGAGCAGCCGAGATTGGGCTATCAGGGGTGATGTTCAAGACTTCGTAACCGCTATAGCTATTAGCATTGTTGGTTGATGGGTCGTTGTACATGATTTCTTCCAAGATCACATTACCACCCGAAAATGGGCGAACATTACCTTTGGAGTTCAATCGTTGAAGAATTGCGTTGTTTTCTGTTAAGTTATCTGCCAATACTCCGCTACGGCTTTGAATGGTAGTAGCGATAATATCGGTGATTGCGCTATTTGCGAATGCCATGATATTTCCTTTATTAGATTAAGTTAAACCCGACCACCCTCTGCATCGGCTAAATTAGCCATCAGCAAGGATCGTCTATCCTTTGCATCTGATTTAGACACCTGACCGCTAGGAGTAACGGATCGTGGACTAACAGCAGTTGCTTTAGCTTTTGCTACTTGTGATGCTTTAGACGCTTGGGTATTAGCTGATTTTAGGAGTTTTTCCTGTTCCAGCCTAAACGCTTCGTCATTAACACGCACCGCTTTTGCATAAGCCGATTCTAGGTCTTGGGCCAAACCTCGCTCAAGTAATTGAGCCATATCTTCCCTTACCATATCAAAGTGCGGAAACCGCTCTTTGTTACTGCTTACCCGACTAATTTCATTACTCAGTCGAGCATTTTCCTCTTGCTCCCGTATCTGTGACAGTTGAGCAACTTGTTGCTGTGTAGCTTGAAGTTGCTGCATTAACTGCTGTTGGTACGGGTCTACATACGCCTGTTGAGGCATTTGTAAGCTATCTGAATTTAATTGTATTCCATAATCTTGTGCAAGTCTATTAAAGGCATTTAGCTTCTGTTCGTATGTTCCATTGGCTAAAGCGTAATGCGCCCTGCCTAAGTTATTGATCCACGCTACAGGGTGAATACCATGTTTTTGCAGTTCAGGGGTAAATTGACCAATTGCTTCGGTTAATTGCCGTGCATTGTCGGCTTCTGCTTTGTAGGCAGATACGCCTTTTTTGTACTCGGATTCACGCTGATTAGCGTATTCAGCAAACTTAGCAAACTCCGCTTTATCTAGCGGTTTGCCTTCTTGCATCTTGTTCCATACCTCTACATACTCCTTTTTCCAAGTAGTAGGGCGTTTTATTTCCTCGTCAGGA